TTGCCATCCTTATCAAGCAACTTGTCACCATCTTTGATCGGACAATTTGTGTGGGTCGTCAGCTTCCGGTATTGTTGGCCGAAAGCAATTTCAGAGATGCGTTGCATCTCGGCAATCAGCTCATCTGGCATCTCAGACTTAAGCAGCAAAATATTGGCCTGATAAAACAGCCTGTTTTGCTTGTACTCGTTGGGCTTGGCCTCAAAGAGATTTGGGTAGCTCAGGATGCCTTGTGGCGTCCATGTCTTTTGCCCGTACACCGATTCGGTCTTGGTTGCTGTGCTCATCTGTCAGGTCCTTTTGAATACTTTTGAAGACTTTTGAGAACTGTTGAAGACTTTTGAGTAACTCACCTGGGCCGAAGGGAGGTTCGGCCCAGGGTGCTGGAGAGTCACACCAATGACGGTGCTCTGTTGGCTATCGCAGCCTTTGCGGTGCGGATAGCGTGTTCTACAAGATGCTTTCGGACGGTCGGTAAACCGTCTTCTTCAAGCCAGCTCAATTCAGACTCGATCCAGTCGAGCTTTTGGCCAGCTTCGGCAAGCGTGATAAATTTGAGGATCCAGCGAGAGTCGTCGATGGTCTCCTGTGATCGCTCTAACCGTTTTGCCATAACACGGTTGATCAGCTTTTGTTGCTCCCAAGTGCGTGCAACAATGTCACGCAGCTCGGCTTTGACGCAGTCGGTTTCGGTGGACATTAGATTGACTCCAGTAATGCTTTAGAGGCGTTGATTTCGTCTGCTAAAATTCGATGCGCAGTGGCCGAATGCCACTGATAATCGTCGTCATGAAGCGGATAGGAAGCTGCGTAGACAAGTGTTTGAAGTTGGTCCCGCAGCTTGGCGTTCTCGCGTGTCAACCGGTCTATATGGCTAATCTGCTGAGTGTGGCTGTCGATGTCGCAAAAGTTAACGCTCATCGGTCGTCTCCCATGGCAAGAGATCGAACCTTTGAACAACTGATCATGGCTTGTGACAACAGGACTCTGGCTTCCTCGATGGTCGTCTGAGGACGATCAAGCAGGTTGTTGATGGCTTGCAAGTCCTGATAGTTCAGGTCCAGCCATCTGGCTCGGTTCTCTTCACGTGCCTGACGATCCAAGCGGTACCGTTCGGAAAGTTCGTTGGCCATGCGTTCTTCCTCCACTAGGTGGTTGTCATAATCCCTCAGCCCGTCACGAAGACGGGTCTGATGGTCAGCAGATAGATCTTGATCAAGTAAGACGTTCATTTCGGTGACTCCAGCAAAGAGTTGTTTAGTTTGCCACCATCTGGGTGACACGTATATTTATACCTTGCCACCTTTCTACCTTCAATACCAAAAACATAAAAATAGTAAAAAAGTTTAGAGCGTATAAATATAAAGGTATCTTTATAAAGTTAGTTCCAAAGTTAGTTTCACACCCCTTGGTTCCAAAACGTGGTGAAACTACTTCCAAAGTGGTTCCACATTTCACGAAACCTCTATTTTTAATTGGTTCCAACTTAGTTCCAACTTGGTTCCAGCCTAGTTAGTTCCAACACAGGGGGGTATATATACCCCTGTTTGGAACTTGGAACTAACTCTCTGTTTGGAACTGAAACTTTGGATCAAGCTGATAAAAACTACATGATTTTCCGGAAGGATATTTTTCATCCCAAGTCACAAGTTCCATCGTGGATACCATCGTTTTCAAGGCTCGGTTGACTGTGCTTTTGGTGTGACCGTTCTCCTGTAGTTCAGCTTGTATCTCTCCCCAAGCGGCTTTCCCAAAGGTCGTAAGATACTTCCTGATTGCTTCTTCCGCCGCAGCCCGTGGCTTTACCTGCTTATCATCACTGCTGTCTGATCCGGTCGTTGAATACTCCCACCCACATTCACCCTGGCGGCCTTGGATCACTGGCAAGGCAAATCTATTCCACCTAGCCTTTACGGACTTGATAGTGATGCTCTGTTCGTCGTGGTCTTCTGCTTCCATTCGGATAACATGGTCACAAGTCCGACCCATCGCTCGTCCCCATGTCTCGCCCTGGCTGTTCAAGTGGCCGACCAGAACAACAGCCACGTTCATTTCGCGAGCCAGTTCACGAAGTGGCGATGCGATTTTGGCCACCTCTTGAGGATCCACCAGTGGTCTTGAGGAAGCGGCCATCAGGGTGTCGATCACCACCAGGCCAATCTTGTATCGCTCACACCAAAGGCGAATGATTGCGATGGTTTTGGGATCATCCAGATTCGTGAAACCATACGGATCGTTCTTCGGTCCTGTAAAGATCACGTTCTCTGGGTCGATCCCAAATGACTCGCTACACATCGCAACCTGGTCCCAGTGACTGTCAGCAGCGACAAAGAGAATCTTTGAATCAATGTCCATGGAAATGCTCGTGCCGTCAGGCCACTTGAGATCATTGGACCACCTTCGACAAAGATCCATAAGCCATCTTGTTTTACCAGTCCCTTCTTTGCCTTCGACCAGGTGCAAGCCACGTTTCACAAACCACCCAACATTTGTTTCTGGATTGCCCCAAAGCCAAGTGCGTTCTTTCATCAGATCAAGAATATCTCTTGCGTTGGAAGCGTCCGGCATGCCTTCAAAGAATTCCATGGGCACAGGCTCAAGTGATAGTTGTGGTGCAGCTGCGCCGTTGGCCTTGGCAATCTGAATCAAAGTCCCAAACCGAATCTGCTTATCACCGTCAGTCCGTTTAAACGATCTCACCTTGACTCCACATTCGCCATCAACGTGCTTGTCATGACGTGCGGACCATTCCTCCCAAAGTTCAGCACCTTCTTCGCCAAACTTGTGGCTTAGCGCCATGCCGACAGCCAACCATTTGTCATAGTCGGCAAGTTCAGTATCCAGATATCCTTGAGCAAGTACCGTTTTCGCCCATTCGTAATCACTGGAGGCATTGCCGATGACTTTCGACAGTTCATCCTTTGCCTTCTCTGGTCGAGTGAGTGCACGCAAGATGGCTTGCTCTGCCGATTCAGGCAACAGGATTGGCTCCATCGGGATTGATATCCGCTTGCCCTCGCTCGGAGCGCATGCCACCTGACTTCCCGCATCAGACACACCCACAAAGATTTCGATAGCGTCTCCGGAAGGAAGTTTAATCTTGAGTTTCCCGCTCCGCTGCCATGCCACCAGAATCGAATCTGTGACAACAAACCAGACGTGAGCGCCTCCCTCCGTTTTGGCAACCATCGAACTCGGCCAGTCGTCGCAGCCAAATAAAAACTGTGCCGCTTCCTTCCAAGCGGTGGGAAGTCGTCTGGTATCCTTGTCGAGCGGATCAACGTCAACAACCAGAAAACCAACAGGCTTGCACCCAATCCCGACAGGTACTCCATTCTGAAGATATCCAATCAATCGCTCACGCCATTGATCGGTTGTGATGTTCTGCCATGCTTCGCCGGGACCGGCCATTGGCCGTTTAATCTTCCCCTTTTTGTCCTCACCGTTCACGACTGGGAGGACACCAATTGCCGCCAAAGCCTCAAACGCTGCAAACGTGTCATTGCGATTGCAGGCGTCAAAATATGCAGGCCAGGACATAATAATTAACCCTTTCCGGCTTGAAAAATCCGCTTGTATTGGGTCGTGTTGGTCGCTTCAGACCAGAAGCGGTTAATTGTGCCAGTATCGGCATATTGGTTATCTTCACGGCTATTCCAGTGCCAATAAGGCTTATTGATAATCTCCTGGCATTTCCCCCCACACCGTAAGCATCTCCATTCACCTATAGGGGTATAGAGCGCATAGCTTTTATAATGCGTACACCAGCTAAATTCGACATCTTCAATGCCATAACCCATAAAGTCATCGCTGCGGTCAAATGTGTCGATTAGACCTAACCCGACCGTCATACAGGTAGCATCTTCCAGCAGGGCGGCACCAAGGCAAAGCAAAGGCATCTTGGCTGCTTCGCAAGCCGCATGCGCCTTGCTCGCTGACTCCTTTAGTTCACTTCTAGTGAAAGCTGGTTTAATTTCAACCGCTATCGGCGTGTCAAACTTTAACACAAAGTCGGGGATGTATCCGCTTAGGTCGATTGGCTCATATTCGTAAGGCCATCCAAGCAGGTCAAAAAACCTTGCCCATTTCGCTTCAAGACGAGACCGGAAATTGATCCCGTTATAGTGCGTCGGTATCGCGTTCATTTTGCTACCCTAACCTCTCTTATTTGTGCGGAGGATTTCCCCTCCGATTGAATGGCTTCCCGTTCTTCTTGCACATGCGGATCAACGACCCACGGATCTGGCTCGCTTAGTTCTCCACGAATTAAGCCAAGCGGCAACTCCCAAATCAAATTAGGCTTGGTTGGTGATCCTGCCACAGGTCAAACCTTTAGTTCTTCCTGTTTAGCTTTAGGCTTATCGCTAAGCGTAACCCCTAAAGCGTTTGCCAGTATTGACTCAATGATGTGACTACGAAACTGCTCTGTGTCATATGCCTGTTTGCGAATCGCAGAATAAACAGTTGCATCGACATAGAGGATCAGCTTTTTCTTTGGCACAGTTCTTCTCCGTGTTTGAGCTTTAGTTAACCGACTAAAGAAATATACCAAGGTATCTTGGTACTTTCAACCTAAAAGGTGGCTTTTTTGCTACGAGACAAAAGATTGTTGTGGACTCGGCACTTGGCACAAACCACCTTTACTGTACAATTGACTTTGGGGAAAAGACACAATAGTATAAAGGAGCGTAGTAACCATGATACCTATCAACTCAAACAAGGAGAGTCACATGGCCGTAACGAAGCGGCTCACATCTCTCCCAGACCGAAAAATTTCGTTTGCAGCCCCTGATGCTGTGCATGGGGCGATCAAACAGATTGTCGGTTGGGCCGAGATGAATCGCTTGGAACTGAACGGTAAGTCATTCACGGAGAAGGACTTTATAAATTCCCTCGTCGCGGGTTTTTATGCGTCTGGTCAGGACACGTGGATAGACAAACTGGAAAATAATGCTTTGGCTTTTGAGAAGCTGGTGAAACCATCACCAAAACCGAAAACCTTAAGCTCTGCAAACTAAGCACCGCTTCGGCAGGTGATCCGATAAAATGGTAGAAATCAGTCCTGAATGCCTTAAAATAGGCCACTCGCGATTCTCTTAATCAGCGGGTTGATGGTTCGAGTCCATCAGGGGGCATTTTTCACAACCCTTTTGAAAATAGTATGTTATATTCCTCCTGCCTTCCCAACTAAAACCGGAAAACAGAAGGAATAAAATGGTAGACTACCATTCTAACGAATTCTTTGAACTCATGGGACGTAAACGCAACTCCATACCAAGTTACATGTTACACAAGAAAACCGGCAGTGCTCGCACTTGCTGGGGTGATGTGACTGTGTACCTTGGCAAACATGGCACGCCTGAAAGCCTTGCTGCCTACCAGCAAACTCTGGCGCTCTTCTTTTCAACTGGGAAAATCAAACTTGAAAAGGATAGTTTGGTATCTACCAAAGAACTCGTGGATGCGTTTTTAAAATGGGTCAAAACTCAGCACGACTCGGAATCCACAGAACCACGCAACCACGAACTAGCGCTTCGTGGTGTGGTGGCTCTGTTTGGTGGCATCCCCGCAAAGGACTTTCGAGCACCTCAGATGACTGCTGTCAGAGATATGTGGATCCTCAAGGGCAACTCCGGCACACCTCTAACACGTGGTGTGATCACCAAGTATCAGCGCTACGTTGTCAGGTGCTTTCGGTGGGGCGTTGCCACTGAGCGAATCCCAGCATCGTCTTGGGATGCTCTGAGGGCGCTGGAGAAGTTAAAGAAGCGAAGGTCAGCAGCTCGTGAGCCTGAGCGGGTCAAGCCAGTCTGCTGGGAACATGTTGTTGCAATTAAACCACATGTCTCCAGACAGGTTTGGTCGATGGTCCTGCTGATGTGGCACACCGGCATGCGACCAGGTGAAGTGGTGCTGATCACCTGGCAGGATATCGACCGATCTAAGCCGGTCTGGATCTATTCGCCCAACAAACATAAGACAGAGTATCGCGACATCGAACGACATATTGGCATCGGTAAGCAGGCGCAGGAAGTCCTACGCGAATGGATTGATCGACCACCAGATGTGCCGATCTTTTCACCCGCCCAGGCTGAAGCGGAGAGACACGCAATCTTGCGAGCGAACCGGAAGACACCAGTTCAGCCTTCTCAAACGAATCGTACCGTTGCCAAGCCTGCTAAGATTGCTGGCGATTTCTACAAAGCCTCCAGCTTTGGGAAGCGTGTTGGTGATGCTGCGGAAGCGGCTGGCTTGCCAAGGTGGTCGCCAAACCGAATCCGTCACTCCTTTGCCACGCGAGTCAGATCAGAGATTGGCCTGCATGCCGCCCAGGTCGCTTTGGGGCATCAACATGCGGATGTTACGCAAGTCTATGCGGAGAAGGATTTGGAGCTTGTAATTGAAGTTGCGGAGAAACTCGGATGATTGGTAACCTACGCAACATAATTCAGGGGGGGGGGGGGGGGTAGTTTAGGTAAGTGTTAAAAATGGGTACACCTTTTTTAATGTGTTAGAGGCGTGTTAAAGTTTTGCCTCATCAATCAGCCTCCGAATCTGTTCGGCTTCAGAGATACCGTTTCTCTCAGCCATGTTCGCCAGCTTGATACGTTGCTCTGAGCTGATCGAGATTGTGAACCTGGACGCACGCCCCGGCGCATGCGATAGCTTGGCCGTCTTCGTCGGCGGCTTGGCCTCACGGGTCTTTGGTCGTCCGGCTCGTTTGGGTCCGTCCATGAGTCTGGTTCGCCAGGTTGCTGGGCCAATGTGATGCTGGCCCCGAAAAACGATAGTGTGACAGTCCAAGATGCCATGTGATCGGCCTCCATGCAAGTGACAAGTGATTCCGCCTAACCTAATTATCGACTTGTGACATCACATACTTCATATTTTATGTTAACTATGGAACAAATTTTCGGGTCTGATATAATCCAATCTCACAACACTGGCGAAGGCCAGAGCGGGATTGTTGGCGGGTATGTTCGCCCACCAGTGATCAGCAAACAAGGGGGGCGCCCGGATCGCTCTGGACACGCTTCTTCAGTTAAGATCACGATTGGCCCGCGGTTTACGAGGTGTGGGTTGCGGGCTATTTAATTTTTTTTTATTCAACCGTCACGTAGGTGTTTGCTGAATCGGTGGTGCCATCGGCATGATTGACAATGCAGGTTACCGTATATATTCCCACACTGGCCCAGGTGTGGTTGATGGCTGTGCCCAGCGTGACGGAGCTGGATGATCCATCGCCCCACGCAATCGAAGCACTGCTGATGCCTGTGGTTTTGCGTGTGCTGTACGCGACTGCTGTAAAAGCAACCCCAGCAGATCCAATGGTGGTGAGTTGGATACCACATGTTGGCAGGATTGATGAGATGCGTGATCCAAACGGAAGGCAAAGCATGTTTCCTTCGTTGGCGTATTCTGCGGCCCCGGTCTCTTCCGTTGGGACGACTGGGTCGCCTGAGCCGGGGTATCCTCCACCACCACCACTGGAGGTAGCACGCTTCCAAGGGATCTGTTCCGTAAAAGTAATATAGCCTGATGTGGATCCTGTCGAGACCTGATCAAACTTCAGGAACTTTGAACCGATGAGCGATCCGCTGGAAAAGAATTCGATATGCACATACTGCCAGTTGTTGGACGCCTGATTGAATGAAAATGAAATTCCAATGGAATCGGCAAAACTGGCATCAACATTGAAAAGCGGATCTGGCGGTTCGTGCATGGTCTCAAATACGCCAGCCTGACTGTAAGCCACTTCGTCAGCCACTGGCAAATCATAAGTGCCTTTCACGACTCTGTGAGGGTCTGGGAGGCTCCATGCGTTGGGTGATGGTGGCGTTGCCCGTTTGTACCAGATGCTGGCTTTTGCCTGAATATTGTATCGGTCCATGCGACCAGGGTAATTGTCACACCACTGCTGCAAGAACCAGTGATGATAACCAGCCAATTGCAATGTTGAACCGTAAGTGGTTACGCCAGTGGTCGGATCAGTCGAGTACAAATATGTACCTTGGATCGGCTCGTCTGGATAAGGTGCAAAACCTGCGGCAACCACCCATTCAATATTTCCACCCCAACGATATTGGCGAGATACTGAGTTTTTAAATATGTGATCGCCGAAATGGGCATGCCAACCGTTGGTTCTGATTCGGATACCACGTTGGCCATCAATAATCAAAAGCGTATCTGAGCCTGGCGTAATTTTGACCTTGTTCCCCGCAGGAATCAAAGAGCCCAGATTACTCCAGTTCTGAATCGTTGGAGTTTTCCCGCTCAGTTCAATTGTGCATTTACTCAGCAATTCCATTTTCATTGTGTGATAGATCTTGTGTTCGGTGCTATCACCGTGTGGGCCATACAAATAACTCATCCTGATTGGGCCGGCATAGCGATCAAAATTGATCGTCCCTGGCGGACTGCCCACAGGCGTGTAACCGTTGGAAACAAAGTAGTGACCACCAAATTCAGTAAGGCCCATGAACAGGTGCTCGACACCGTAAAATTTGTAACTTGTGCTTGTTGTCGGGTTCGCATATCCGGCGGGCTTATTGGCCCACCACATGACAAAATCTTTCCAATCGGTTCGACCGTAGACAACGTCCATTTCGTCGTTTGCCGTCGCGTTGATATCGAGATCGGATGTGCTTGAACTGGCTTGAAAATACCATCCAGAATATCCACGTACCTGATAGGTGTTTCCGTCATCGCCTTTCAGGATGGCCACTCGCCAGTCTTGAATATGCTTTAACGGTGTTTTGTCAGGCACAGAAGGGTTGATATAATAATTGCCATAGGCGTCCACCTGATCAAGATAAACGAACTCCATCAATCCACCAAAACCAAATAAGCTGACTGGCCAGCCGGGGTCTGTGGGAGCGGTGCAGGAATTTGCTCTCAAAAAAAAAGCGGTTGGCCGGTGGATTGATCTCGTTTGGCACGATAGACCCAGCCGAGTGTGGCATCCTGATTGTTTAATTCAAAAGCTGGGTCGTAGCCTGGTCCGCCACTCTGGGTGCTCGACTGGTAACTTCCATCCGTGGCGCGTGTCACCTGAGTCCATGTGTACTGGCTCACGCCATTGACAACGGTTTTTGCTGTGACTTTGATCAGGAATTCACCATCACTGATCTGCTGAAGTGTCAGACCGTTGGGCGTGACACAGGCTCGCATGCCAGTGACGTTCAGTGATTTGCGTTTCATGTTTATGTGGTCGGCGGTGCCGATCCTCCTGTGACGATGGCCATCTGTGCGGTCGTAGGGATGCCCACTAGCGTGAAATCAAATGCAACTTTGATTACATCGTTAACGTCTGCACTGATTTTGGCACTAGAGAAATAGCCGAAACCAGCGTAATAAACTGACCCGATCAGCACCTTGAAATAGTACCGGCTGGACGTGAACGAAGTAGTTACGCCTGAGACAGTCGGCACCACGGAGGAAGGCTGGATGTATCCTTCCACGGAGCCTGAAATGGTGGTGCATTCGCTCCAGCCATCAGTGAATCCGTTGAACGCTGTCGTTGGTGCGGTTGCGACTGGCGTGTTTTGCTCGATTGAAATCGTGCCGTTCAAGATGCTGGTGAGTGTCGTTGGGATTGTCCCGTTGGCGGGGTCAAGTGCGTACCCAAACCACTGATAAGACACACGCTGCCCGGCAAGGTTGCGAAGCCCTGCGCCGGTGAATACGGTTGTTGTGTAGACTATCGCTGGCATCGCGTCCTCCTGTCAAGTGTAAGGCCAAACGGCTGGGGTCGCCTGTGCCGCTGTCGGGTCAAAGCCGTAATAAAACAGGGTTGCAACTGAGGATGTCCAGAAGTCAGCGTACTGATAGACCCGATTTAAATACGAGTCGTATTTATTTGTCAGCGTCAGGTTAGGGTACAAGCCAGCCGGTTGGCCGGGCGCGTAAGAACCGTTGCTGGTCAAGGTGGGCGGCCTGAATGTGGCCCATCCGTAGCTTGTTTGCTTCCATGTCACGTTCGAGCTGGTGCTGGATATTGCCGATGGTGTGATCGGTATGAGATTCCAGTCACGATCTTTAGCGGTAAAGTGGTGGGTGATTTTATAGCCCATAATTCCGAGCGGCGAAATGGCCGATTCAACGTCCGAACCTTCGTAAAGCAGTGATCCCGCTGGCCATTGAACAGTGTCGTGCAAATTGATTTTTCCACGCAATGACCGCATTAATGAGAGATTCACGCGATCTGATGCAACCCACGGATATTCAATTGTTATTGAGTCCTTTGGCTCAATTAATGTCTGCCCTTTTGAGAGCGGGTAAAGTTGCAGATACGACCACGTTGCATTGGCCCACGTTGTGGTGTTGGAGGGCGTGCAGGCTGTAATCACGTCGATGCCGATCTTGCCGGGCGTGTCGAGTGGATATGTGGAATTGCTTATATTTCCGCTCTGGTAACGGGTGTCTTGGATTGTGTAGCCAGTCCGGTCGGCGCCCATCTCCTGAAATTCACCGGTCCCGTTCACCGAAACGTAGGCACAATTGATGCCAAAACAATTCACTGGTTTCAGCATCCATTCGACATCAACAATACAATTTCCCGCGTTCTGAATAATGTTTTGAGCGGTTGCGTTTGAGGCCCATAAACCATCGTTGGAGTTGCCTGTCAAGGTGTCCATCGAGTAGCCGTTGAAATCGTTAAGCGGTTTGATCGTCATGCGCTGGGCGGTTAAACCAGCGACTAGAGAATGCTCAATCTGCTCTTTATAAGCATAAGCTGGCGAAGGTGTCCCGATGGTCGCATTTGCTGCGGCCAAGAAACGTCCTGCTGGGTCGATCAGGTTGCGTGCCTGTGTCAGCGTCAACGTGCTGTAAGGGGCACGCCAGCGGCCTGAATAGGTCAGCGTGTTGGCTTCGCCTGAATATCCAAAGCCGTCGGTATGCGGAATCCAGCCTTCAAATATCATCATAGGATGCTGCCTCCATTTTTAGTTGTTGCGAGTGTAGCTTTATTTGTCACCGGTGCGGAGCCGGTGTCCTTGGGTGCGGTGTTGGTTGCAATTTGTTGCAGAACGCCCAATTGTTTATCAGGCTTTTGAGCGAACACACCGGACAACAGCGAGTTGAAAGCGGAGGAACTGGCTTTCATACTAGTTGCGGCTGGTGCGTCCAGGCCGAGGGCACCAGCACCACTCAAAGACGGTGTGGATGCTGTGAATTTGTTTTTCAAGTCGCCGACCTGAGCATCAAACGATGCCTTGGATGCCGCAATGCGTTCTTTTGCAGCTGCGCTATCTTCCTGAATGAGTTGCTTGGCACCACCCATGTCTTGCTTTGCGATCAGCCCGAGACTCAATTTGCTTGCGACAGCGGTTAATGTCTCCCAGATGGATAGCAAAGTGAGTGCAATTCCATTTGTGATTAGCTTCCAAGTGTCGGCAGGATTAGCCAGGAACGCGGCCACCTGTGCAGCGTAACCTGAGACGGTGGTGAGCGCATTTGTCAGAGCGTTTACGATCGGTCCGATAAGTGCGTCGGCGGCCAATGCGATATAGGAGAACGCGGTGTAGATATTCTCGCCCAGCTTTTTAAATGCCCCACCTTCGGCCACCTTCATAATCGTGTCCATGAATCGGCCACGGAAATATTGAAATGCCTGGCCAACGATTAGCAAATCTTGTCCAACGCGGGTCGATGCGGCGGTGGTCTTGGTGTCGGATGCCCGGCCAAGATTGGCGAAACCGTATTTCGTCCGGTCAAAATCGCCTTCAGATCGCTTGGTTTTGGCCATGAACTTACTGATGACATATTCCGAACGGGTTTTGCCGCTGGCTTGCTGGTCCTCTGCGCTCGCGTCCACACCATACTTGCGAAGGATCTGGAATTCACCGGCCATCGCGGATGCTAGATTTTCACGGATCATCTTCGGGTCGGCATTATCCTGGGATGCCAGATCACCTACCCTGACTTCAAGCTGTTCGGCAAGGTTCTGGGCCATTTGTTTGCCGACGCCCTGGTTGGTCAGTTGATTGACGCTGGCCAGATAGCTTTCAAGGATTTCCGCCTGCGAGCCAAGTCCCTTCGATTCAAGTGCGGCGGAGAACTTTTTCGCCTGGTCTGCGGAATTTCCCAGCAGAACGTCTGTCTTGGAGAGTGTTTCGTTGAGGGTGCTGGCGTTGGTGATACTGGCCCCAATGTTGCCTGTGATTGCGGAGAACGCACCTCCGATCCCTTTTGCCAGCAGGTTGCCCAAGGCGAATGCTCCGACCGTCTTGGCGAATCCTCCGACAGCGCCGAGTGCTTTGGATAAGCCGTTTGTCAGTCCGGCAAGGTTCGTGCCGATCTTGACATAGAGATTACCGACCTCAGTTCCGGCCATGTTCCAAAGCCTCCAGAAACGGAGCAGTCAGCTCCATGATTGTTTGGGGTTGCAATAGCCCCGGTGGATCCGATTCCGCCGTCACCAGAGCGACGGCCTGAATCGGTGTCAAGTCTAAAACATCTCGATACGACAGGTGGCATTCCACGACTAGGTGGCGAATCAATTTATGCCAGTTTACAGGGTCGCTTGATCCGCCATTGTGGGGGAGTGGTCACCCGGTCGTTTTCCGGTCCAAGCGTAGGTCGCAAGATCAGCGAACCGCATAGGATCCATCACATCAACGATCGCAGCCGCCTGTGCGGATGTTGTGTCCGGTTGAAACCGTCGCATCATCTCCGCAACCACGGCGACCTGTAGATCAATCGACCGCAGGATAAGCGCCACACCGTCCTCGCTATCGATTGCCGGTGGAAAGTAGGCTCGCTGCCTGATGGCCACTTTGAAGATCTCAGCGACCACGGCAGGAGCTTGACCACGGCTGGCGATGTTGGCCAGATCCATCGGGTCGTCGGCCACCTTGCGGACAGTGGCCTGAATCCGTGACCGACCACCAATTGTGAGCGGAGACAACTTAAATATTGCCCCGCCGGATTCGACTTCAATAAAGTCGTCACCAAGTTCATTCAGGTGAAAAACTGCAGGCATATTCGGTCCTTAATTGGAGACGAGTGTGGCGTTTTCGGTAGTTAGATCGCCGTGATTTTGTAAGCTGAAATCCATATTGAGAATGTCGTTTGGATCGAGCGAAGTGGAAAACTTTGTGATCATGAATGTTCCCACTATAGACAGGCTTCCGGCTGACACGTTTGCTGTGAGGTAGTCGCCGCGTCTAAAATTCCATGTGGTGCCGTTCGAGAACGGTGCTGTAAGGTTCGCCTGGCTGACATAGCAGGAGAGTTCCATCGTGGTTTTGGAGTTGCCATAGGCCACCAATGTGCCGTTCTGGTTTGTGGGCGCCTCAGCAACTTCGATTTCACCGTCAAGCGAGCCAGATTTAATCACCAGTGGAATGGCAGTCGCGTTGGCGGTTGCTACAAGTGATTGTGTGATTGGGGTAACGATCACGGTTCCATTACGGAATGTCTGCGGATTGCCTTTTGGCATGGCTTAAAGCCCTTTCAGATTCAGGAGGGAGTAACGAGGAAGTCAATACTGAATTCAAACGCCCAGATGTTGGCCTGTCCGGTTGAAAACGGGGTTGCGTATTGTTCGGGCTGGATTGTCAGGTTGATAAAGCCAGCACAGGTAAAATCGTTCATCATGGTAATGGCTGCGAAACCGTTCTCATATGATTCGACTGCGTCTATTCCGAGCACCGTGAATCTGTATTTGTGGGTGTCGAAAAAGAAAGGCTTGTTTGCATGGTCACGGGCGAACCCGGTCGGTTCCATGATTGCAATCGGTGGCAAGTATTCGGCTGGTGCATATTCGAGCCACAAATGCGGCAAGGTGCCACGGTTTGCGGTCCAGTAGTCGATGATGGCTTGCGGCAGATTCAAACGGGAACCTCCAGTGCTGGGGCTCGCCTGACCACTTCGAGTTCCGTGTGATGGTCAAGCATGGCTGGGAGTCTGACAGATGCAATTTGGGCTGTAAATGTGATGCCGATTCCGGTCGTGACCTTGATCCAGTAACTCTCCTCAATTGGCTGAGCTTGGGCGCCTGGGAGATAGACAGTGTATCGGCCTGAAGTCTGTTCAAAGCTGCCGCCGGCCACGGATCGTGTGGTGCTTTTCTGGTCCACCCGGCACCGTGTTGACACCACGGCTACGAGCGTCTGCGTCACTTGCCCAAGCGAGCCTTTGGCGTTCACTTCCCGGTAGATTGTGGCTGTTGCGTTAAGCAGTCGCTCCGGAAAATTCATTTCTTGCCTGCTTTAACGATAGCCGTCTGAATGAGTACCTGTATTTCGCCCAGGCAGGAGATGAATGCGGGCCGCATGTACGGTCGGGGAGCGAGGTTGACCATCCCTTTGCCGCCGAGTTCTTGAATTCTTGCGTAAATTAGTCCGTAACGTGGCCCAACCTTAGCAGACATTCCGCCGCGAGCCGTTTCGATGGAGATCTGTTGCAGCGTCCCACTCTGTTTGTGTGGCGGCGTTCCCGGTTCCGAGGCAGTCACCCAACGGTTTACGGGCGAATCGTACCAGTAGATTCGGTTGACACCACCGGCGGACCCGCCAAACTTCATGGTCTTTTTCTTGCCCTTGACCGTTTTCAGGCCGTCGATCTTGCCAAGCCCGTCCTGATAAATCTTGTCGTTCTTTTCGGTCGCCGTCATGCCCTTGAAAGCCTTGCCGGTCTGCTTATTCAAATCTCTGGTGGCCGCTTTTCCTGTCACGTTCAGCAATTTGACAGCCGCGTTTCGCACCTTGCCAGCGGAGGTTCGAATAGCTTGCGACATTTCTTTCTGTAGGCGTGCCTCGTATTGTGGGCCTCGCCAGTGCAATTTAAATGAAGTGTTAATCATCCCATCACCACCACTCTATAAGGCTGAAGCAGTTGCGTCACCAGTGCTGGCAGTACGCTCCCAGAGTTTAAGATTTGATACATTGCGGAGTAGTCACCGATGCGTTCCATCTGGATTGGTGCTGGATTCTGACCATTGTTTTTTAAATGCACAGCCGTTAATGCGATCGCCAATTTCACATCGGCAGTCAAATCAGCAGGCAGAAAAGTTCGAGCGCAATACTGGTCAATCAGTGACGATGCTGCTGACAGGTAGGCCACGGCATTAGATGCCGCCCAGGTGCCGATCACATCGGTATAGGTGGTTGCTTCAGATTGCGAGATGTAAGCGGCCATGAAAATACCTCAAGTTGAAATGAGACCCGGCGGGCAGGGAGGACCCGCCGGGCTGACCAACAAAACCAAACTCAGGAAACGGCTTCTTTGAGGCTAGCAAATGCGCTGGCATCTCGAACAGCACCGCCGATGCGGTACTTGTAATTCAGCCGAATCAGGTTATCACCTTGCTTAGACATGTCATCAATGATCACGGTGAAGCCTTGGCGAACGAGCAAGTAATACTCTTGGAAATCACCAATCAGGATCGAGCGGGCATTGGCTGCGCCAGAGGCTGGCATGTACTCAACGTAGCTCACCGGAATACCGAACATTTGATAGCTCGGCGAATTGGAGAATGTGCCTTGCTGGAAAGCTGAAAGCAAAGGAAGACCTTGGGAGTCCTTGACCTTATACAGCTTTCCATGCGTTGCACGATTCATGACCCATGAAAGGTTGCTGGAGTAGCTCTCCTTGAACGAGAAGAACAGGTCAGCCATGTTGTCATAAACCTTGGCATTATCAGTGCCGAGGCTTGCCGATGTGCCAGAAAGCTGGGTGCCGATTCCGGTGTTGGCCAGAATGGCTTCCAGTGAGTCAGAAAGAGTGGTCGCTGAAAAGACTTCTTTGTCAATTCGGTTTGCAAACAATTTGCTCGACTCTTGTTGGAGGTAAGATGACATTCCCGGCGCATCTTGGAAGAAGTCAGCCGAAATATCCTGAACCATCGTGCCGGTCTTGGCGGTGATGGTGAGCTGCGAGAACGGCCCGGTGTCGATCGCCGTGGCTGTTGGGCTTTCGCCCTTTGTTGGACGATTGTTGGTGCCGATGGTACCGACGCGGCCACTGTCCGTGTTTGTGTCGGTATTCTTTGGGAACGTCACCTGAGAGACGTTGGTTGTGATCACTCGACAGAGTTGCAATGCCTTCGGCGTGACCGAGCGTTGCGTGATCAAGTCAAATCTGAAGTCAGGAGCGACAGCGTTGGAACCGTTTGTGGACGATGCCAGCGTCATGGCTTTCGAGAACGGAATGAAGAATTCATTCCATCCAAGGTTCCTGTCACCACCTTTACCGTATCGTTCGAGCATGTCGCGGTGATTGCGACTCGTCACGCGATCAACGTTACCACGGGCTTCCAGAAGACCTTCAAACGCTTTGCTATAGTCGCGAGATGAAACCGCTTCAGTGTCTGTCAGGCTGGCGAGGTCGCCACCGTCAAGAACCTGACCACTGCGACGGTCAATTGTGGCCGCCTTGTAGGTTGGCTGGGGGCGCTGTGGCTTGGCCGACAGGCTTTCAATCATGGCGTTGGCGTTTTCAACAGCCTTCACCAGATAATATTCTTTATCACAGGCTTCAAGCCGATCGTTGGCGGCTTGCAGGTCGGCAGACTTCTCAGCCCGAACATCGTCCGGAGCGGCAAGAATTTCATCACGCAGGGCGATCACGCTGGAAGCGAGTGCGATGCGGTCTTCGGCAATGGATGCCGCAGAGCGGATTTCGTTTGCAATACTCATCTTAAGAACCTTTCGTTTACCGCTTGGCGGCGGTCAATATCGAATCAGCCAATTCCGCCTGGCGAAACAATTTCGT